TTAATGAACTCAAAAAGAAAGAGTAATATCTTTCTTATTCTCATTTGAAAAGTTATCTTCCCACATTACTGTAATTACTGGTTTGTTATTTTCAGGATAATTTACCAAAGCATAAAAATCAAAACTTTCACTTTTATTTAAAATAGGAAAAGGGAGTTTATGCATTTCGTTTATTCTTATGCGGTCTGAGACTATATCTTTCCAATCAATAAAAATATTTTTAGCGGTAGATTGCCCTATATTAGTAACTAAAATAATGCGCTTCTCACCTCCTTTTTTTATAATTTCTATTTTTATATCTGCTTTTTTATTACTTATTAATTCTTCTTTATATTTTTTACTACTACGTGAGTAACCTTTGATAACTATGTACAACGTTGCCATACATATTAAGGTATTAATTATCATATTCACTTCACTCATATCTATATTCTCACAGATATTCTTCAAAAAATCTTTTATCATAATGTTTTACTTGTTTATATGATATTTAATTTCTCGAACTCTCATTTTTATAGGAATTGTATTTTTATACTCTATTACTTTTATCCAATTTTCTTTACTATCAAAAGTATATTTGTATTCAAACACATCTCCATTAGGATCTTCTTTCTTTACCAATAACCCTTTAAAATAAGTTTCTTTAGAAATTTTATTATCTTCAGTTGATAGGTTTTCTTCAATGATAGTATCTTCTGAATATTCATATTTTGTTATATTAAAAGGTGTTTCATCCTTTTTACAAGAATATATTTCCTTAATTCTATTTTTTTCATCATATATATATATGTAAATATTTATATGGGCATCAAATTTATTACCATCTTTATATCTATACCACTCCCACACACCCTTATTCTTCTTTCCTAAACTATTATATTCTCTATTAAATTCATTTATATAGTATGTGTCGTCTGTTAAATATTTTGAGTATTCATAAACTTCATTCCCTTGATTATCAAATTTTATTATTTTTTCACTTTTTATATGCCCTTTTTCTTCATCTTCATAGTATTCCACTTTAACAATTCTTGCAGAAGATAGTATATTATTATTATATTCATATACATACATTTCTGATAAGTCAGCATCACTATCAAATACTTTCACACTCTTCAAATTTCCTTCTTCATATTCAAAAAGTGTTCTTTCCCACATCTCATAATTTCTATAAGTATCTATTTGCTTTACTTTTTTATTCTCATATGTATATTTAGAGTCAAGCGTAATATTACCTTCAACAGATGTTATTTTTTCTTTAGTTTCAAATAATCTGCCATTACTATATATGTAATTATAAGTAGTATAGGGATTTTTAGCTTTTGATGACCTATATTCTTCTTTTTGTGTATTTCGTCCTTTAATATCAAAGTAATACTTATATTTTATTGTCCAAAAATCGCCCAGAATATTTCTATCCCAATATAATGAATTAACCCATTTCAGTTTTTTATCATCAGGGTAATTTTCTATTTCAGCACCCTTAACTATTATTCCATTTTTCTCAACTGCTACAAAAGAAAAATCAGAAACAGATAAAATATTTCCTTTTAGTCCTAATGATTTCAAACTAATAGTATCTGTATCTATAGTTATTCTAGTCTTATACTCTTGAGCATTTGCTATAAAAAACGAATAAACTACAAAATAAAATAATATTTTTCTCATATTAAAAAAGATTGTAAATCAATTAATTATAAAAATATAACAAATAAAAACTAACATTTTCTGTAAAAATATTTGTTATGTTAGTAAATGTTTGTATATTTGCACCGTCAAAATGAAACGTTACTATTAACGTTGCAAAAGTAATAAATAATATGAGATTAACAAGCGAAGTAAGCAAATTAATTAGTAGTCAGATGGCTGATTTTTCAAAAGAAGTTAGAAAGTCGCCGGTAACAATTGGACACTGGTTGTATATGCGACCTTATATGTTTCTGAAGATAGAGAATTACAACCCTTTAAAGAAGTTCGCTAAAACCGACAATATAGATGAATTATTTGAGTTTGAGAGCGAAAAAGAAAAAGAAACACTACTTAATAAGTATAGAACCTTGAGATATGAACAAGCAACAACAAATACGACTCTTAAAGAGTAAGATAAAAGAATTAGAGACTACAAAGCTATGTCTCGAAAGCGCAATAAGAACTCTTGCAAATGAGATTATTCGTACTAATGACGAGCTTGCTATTGTGGAAGGTAGCAAGCCGTCTTCTAAACGACAAAAGAAAGTGGTAGATATATCAAAGTATGAAGCGCAATTTTTTGCTGAATGCGAACGCTACCGACAAAATAGCTAATAAAAAAAGCGGCACTATCCCAGCACCGCCTTTAATTAAGTAATAATTTTAATTTTTTTGATACGATGGCAAAATTACAACAAATGAATGAGATGACCAAACAAAATAGCCAAATTCTTCTACAAGGTGGCTATGTAACCTACGAGGGCAAGAAATTCAATGAATGCGACCCTTATGAAAAAGAGGCGTTTAATATCGTATTGGGCGATAAGAAACCCGCTGAAAAAGACTTTGAAAACTTACTGCAAGGTCTTGTATCACCCTTATTACTTCAACATACTATGAATGAAGATTGCTTTATCAACCCCGCTATTTTTGAACAACTAAAAGCGGCTTTACGCCCTGAAAAAGATAACGACCACGAGGGCTGGTGGCATTTAAAAGCCAATTGCGGCTGCTACACCATGCGCCTATCAGGCTGCTATAATAAAGGCGTTTTGAGTGTTGAGTCTGAACTCTATAAGAGAGTGGGTAAACATACAGTATACTATGACCTTACCAATGAACAATGGGCTGAAGCACAAGATAAACTTGAATATGAGTACGAAAGGCTTGTGAAAGAGTATAGAATTGACGAGCGCAACCGCTACTATGAGAGTTTATCACACGACTATCACCAGTTTATTTAACCTTTAAAATCTTACGACTATGAAAGAGCAAAACACAACCTTAGAATTAGGCAAATGCTACCGAGTGAAGTTTGAGGATATCAGTTGGTGTATTAGCATTTATGAAGAGTTTGCATTTAGCAAATACTCATCATTAACAGCCTTGCGAGTTGATAATACGGGTATTGATACATTGAATTTCTTAATGTCTAATTCGTACCAAGATAGCAAGTATGAAGTGCAAGAGATTAGCAATAGAGAGTTTTTGCACGAGTTGAGAACAAAGCGCAATGAGATAAACAAAATGATAAAGAAAATGTCTTAAACAAAGAGAAAGAGCCTCTACCAAATAAATAAGTGTCGTGTTACCCTTAAATCTGGACATAATTCATCACAATAATGCACGGCACTTTCTTTTAAAGTAATAACCTAAAATACATAAACCAAATGAATGAAGAATTAATAACACTGAAACAAGCCCCTATTATTGTATATGAGAAAATCAAAGCGGTAGGGCAACAAATTGAAGCGAAAATCGCCGAACTGAACCTTGATAACCAGTTGGTAACTGATGAGACTTTAAAGAGTGCGAAAAACACCCGCACGATGTTACGCAAAGAACTTGCAGTATTTGAAGAGCAGCGCAAGTACATTAAAGAGCAGGTGAACGTTCCTTATAAAGCCTTTGAAAAGGCGTACAAAGAACATATCGAGGTACATTACGATAAGGCTGATAGTACGCTGAAAGACAAAATCAATCAGGTAGAAAATAGATTGAGAGAAGATAAAAGCGCACGTATCAAAGACTATTTTACCGAGTTGTGCCAGCAGCAAGGTATTGACTTCCTCATTTTTGAACGCTTATCACTGAATGTTACGCTATCGGCTTCAGATAAGAGCCTTAAAGAGCAAGTTGCGGGCTTTGTAGGCGAGGTAACCAAGAGCATACAACTCATTGAAAGTCTAAATGAACCTGACGAGTTTAAGGCTGAAATGCTAACTGAATATAAACAAACGCTTGATGTTACAAGAGCGATACAGAATGCACAATACCGCAAACAACAACGTGAAGTTGAATTAGTGCGTATCGAGGCGCAACGAGTAGCAGCCGAGCAAGCGAGATTAGCCGCTGAAGCAAGGGCGAGAGAAACAGCCCCTTTGCAAGCACCCGCACAAGTGAATGAGGTACAACCTGCAACACCAGTGCAACCTGCAGCACCGATACAACCTGAACCAGTGCAAGAGGCTACACAAGCATCACAAGAAGATGAAAATGAGATTGTGCAAGCTACTTTCACAGTGATAAGCACAAGGGCGCAACTTAGAATATTACGCCAATTCTTAGATAATAATAAAATTCAATATAACGTATAACACAATGGAAACACCAGTATTACAAAAACAATCGTTAGCTAACTT